GTTTTTTTGCGCTCATTAGTAAGCAATTCTAGAACCATGTTTTCTAGTTTTTCAATTCGTTGCACAATGTTTGATTGTTCAATGATGCCGGGCACTTCATGTCGGATAATGTAACGAAGGCCTGCGATTATTAAACCGCAGCACGATAGTATGGCTGCTACAAATGCAGCCCATTCAGCGGGAGTCATCTCCTGCCAAATGCCACGTCTTTAGGATTTAGCCACCTGATAATCACAGGGGCAACGGCGGCAACAGCACTTGTGAGTATCGCTTCCGGCTTCCAGCCCACTGCCAAGTATGTTGCTAACGCTGCTGCTAAGAATGACCTTGCCCAACTTGCGCTTGCGGCCTTTAAGTTTTCCATTGATAGGTTCTCCCGTTAATAGTGGCGTTCTAAACATACTGCCATCAAAGTCACCCTTAGCAGTAAAACTTATATGTATATGGTTTTTGTGGGGGTTTATCCCGGTGTATTTTCTCCATTTGTAATTTCGTTTGTAACTGGCAATTTTACCATCAAAAATAATGTACGAAATTCTTTTATCAACTCTGGCAAGTAGTCGTAACTGGTCTGCAAAATCATAAGCCGTGGCTCTGTCGGGTGTAAACGCACTGTTAAAGTCGTAGGCACGTACAATTCCCGAAGCAGCATCAGGGTTATGGTCACTGCGGCGGGCGGCATGCCTAGCGTCCCCGAGCCAGCCCTCTGGAGCCACTCTAATTCTATTGGGGAACGCATCATCTACCTGCTCACGAAGTTGTTGCCCTGCCTTGCATAACTTAGCCATTGGTGAAGTTTAGCAAACAATCCCTCAAGATTGTTCCCTGCCCTTTTGACGGGGCAGGGTTAGTCTTAGCCTAGGCCGAGGGCGGTTTTCAGGTCGTTTAGATTGAGGCCGACTGAGGCTAGTTTATCCTCGATTGTTGGCTCCGGTGCTACTGTTGTTCCGTTATGAGCGGCAACTACGGCTTCGGCTTTTGCTTTATCCGCTTCTAATATATCCAACCATAGACGACCTTCGCCATCAACCATTGGTGCTTGATAGTAAGAATCCAAAACGATTCCGACTGTTGCTAATTCATCAAGAAGTTCAGCACCATTAAGATTTTCTGGTTTTGTAAATTCTATCATTTTATCTCCTAACTTCCTATTAAGTAAGCGCCAAAGAATTGGTTTCCGCCTGTTTGGACTGTTCCGCCGCCATTTTGGAAAACCATCATTTGAATATAATCATTTACGGCTAAATCTATTACAAAAAACATCTGAGGGTGAGAACCGCCGGTGAAGGTAATGATGCTTGCACCCAAATCCGTTCCGCTAATTAGGCGAGCGCCGTTTTTCCATACATTCACCATAAGAATGCCACTGGTTTGATTGGTATTAAATCCGCCACCGAAAACCCAATATTTGCCCGCTTTCCCCGAAGGGATTGTAATTCTGGAAGTATTAGAACTAGTGCTGTGATAACCATCTGTGTCAAGCCATTCTGCACTAAAAGTCATAGCAGTCCAAGTAGCATTGGCAATTCCGGTTTGAGCCGAATCATCATTATGAATCAAACATCCGGCAAAAGTTGAACCGGAAGATGGAGCAGCCCACTTTAACCCTGTCGTTTCCGCACTATCCGCTACGAGTGTGTGGCCGTTTGTGCCGACTGTCAGTTTGGCAAAGGTATCAGCGCCAGTACCGACAATGAGATCGCCTTTAGCATCGTAAGCTGTTGCGACTGTATTAGTTACGACCGGAATCGGGCCAGTACCGGAAGCGACTGAGATACCCGTTCCGGCTTGAACCTCGGTAATGTCTCCGACATTCGGAGTTACCCAGCTGTAATCGAGATCAGTATTTGAGGCCTTTGATAGTACTTGTCCGGTCGTTCCGCCTTTGAGATCGACGAAACTGGCATCGACTCCATTACCAAGAGTCCGGATAGCAGCTGCACCATCCTTGACTAAATCCGTATCAGCTGGGGTCGTCCAGCCGAAATTACTTGTTGTTGGCATTTATGCTCCTTTAGGCGACGATTGTAGCGTCAATCCATTCCAATGTGTTAGACAAAGTGTTCCAGTATTCGGTAACTGGGACGCTATTCCAGCGGAAGGCTTGTAATGAGAAGGCGACCGGCGAAACATTCATCGATAGGTCAAGACGGCCGAGAGAAGCTGTCCAAGTCCATCCTTCGACAAAGCCTTGAAATTCGCCATTTACCATATTGCCGGGAAGGTTTGTGATATTCACCGGCATACCCATAAAGACATTTAGAAGACTATTGCGGTCTGTGTTATCGATTTCCGTTGATCCTACAGGGAAGGAAATCTGACGCAATTGAAATTGTGGATAAGCGCGTAGGTCAAGATAAAAAAGCGCTTGATCCTCGGCGTCACTCTGATTCTTAAGGGTGGTCGAAATTGTGGTCGCTAATTGGCCGTAGAGGGCAATAGAGGCCGCATCTTCCTCGGTATGGGTGGAATTACCGGACGAGGTGTAGGCAATGGTTATAGCGTTCCTGACATCGCCAGCTCGCTTGATAATGGCAAGCCCGGGGCCGAAGGCGTGATTGCCGTCTAAATCAACATATCCATTGGCGGCTAGATATTGGCTTCGATGAGTGGAGTCGGCATAACCGATGCGGCCTTGAGCGTCCTCGTACAAATATCCAAGTCCGGAAGTAGCCAATCGAGCTGCGATGTTATATGCGGTGTCATTTAAATTATTTTGAGAATCCAGCTCATAATCGCCGGGTCGGTCAATTTCGCCTAATCCGGTGTTTTCGGCATCCTGCCATTGAGTTGTCGGAGCATAGGTATTCCATTGAGTTGCAGCTGGTACTTCGTTCCATCGATCAAAGAGGATACCCTCCAAAACCGCGTAAATCTGATCGCCGTCGTAATCGCTAGCTAAATTGCCTTCAAATACAGCTCGGCTCAATCGAGCCAAAGCGCCTACTGCAATTATGTTTATTCTTTGACTTGTAGCCGTTGAACCAGATGTCTGCACTTGAACAGTCAAATCGGTAATGAAACCGCCAAAGAGATTGACAAATGTTCCGGTTGAATCTTTTACTTCGACTGTGACTGCGTCATTAATGTCATAATCGACTGCCGCTTCATTGGTCTCAATTAGCGTTAAATTGCAATAACCGGCGATAGGCTGAGAATAGATATCAATACGGCCAGAGGTAATGGTTAAACCGCTAAGCGTCGCTGAGGTCTTTGTTGATCCATTGACCTTTACTCGGTACTCAGGATTCCAAAGCGTCATAGGACTAGCTGACTTCCGCCTCCGCCAGTTCTGGCTTGAGTCTGATTCATTGCATTTACGACAGCTCTTGTAAAGCCTTCCTCATCGATGGCGCTTGGAGCTTGAACGACAATTGTCACTCCGGACTCAGCTGCGCGAACGCGAGCGACATCAAAGTTAGAAGGGATTCCGGGCATATTAATCACATCGCCGGATTCAAAAGCTCTAAACCCAGCCACAGTTCCAGTTCGGGTGGGCATCCAATCAATCACAGCTTCGGCAACCTTCTCGGCAACCTTTTCGGCTGTCTTAGCGACCGAAGTAGCGACTGATGTTCCACCGCCACTAGTAGCAGCTGATGATCCGCTAGAAGTTGAACCTCCAGTAGAACCACCGACGCTCGGACTAGGTACTGTCACAGTACCGCCACCACCGGGAAGGGTGATGCTTCCACCGCCTCCGGTAGAGCTACCTAAACTTGGCTTTGAAATTGTTGGGACATTGGGTAGCAATGGGATTCGATTATAGGCTTCAATAATCTTGTTAATGGCGTCTATCGCACCGCTTACTAAACCTTTGATTGCATTTACGACTGTGCCAATAATGTTGATTATGCCAGCAACAGCCTTGCCGACATTTGTAATTGCGCCAATCAAAGCCCCTTCAAATATGGGGACTAGGTAGGTCTTAGTAAAGAACCACAAATCTTCTAAGGCTTCTCGGTTATTATTAAACGCCGTAACAATTGGATCGATAGCCGCTGCCTTAGCCTTTTGTAGCATTGGAATCAAAGTATTAACAATGTAATCCATAAACTTTTGAACCATCGGTAATAGTGCAGCGCCGACTGATTCTTTAGCTTCATCAAAGCCGATCTTTAATCGGGCTATCTGGCCTTCAAGAGTATTTGCTTGGACTGTCGCAGCTCCGCCGAAAGTCTTTGCCAATTGTTGCATTGTGCCGTCAAGACCAAGAGTCTTGATTTCAGCTGTGCTCATACCGATTCCAAGTCGGGCTAGGGCTGTGGTATTGCCTTCATAAGCCTTACCAAGAGCATTGCTGACAGCTTCAACATCTTTTCCAGTTGCAGCGCTGATATCAAGCGCTAGAGTCAAAGCGCCCGAGGCTTTAGATAAATCTCCGGTTGCTGTGGCTAATCGTTGATAAGCCGGACGCAGTTTGTCATCAGCAACGCCGTTGGCGAGCGATAATTTACTAATTTGCTCTTCAACCGCGCTAATCTGATCCTCAGTAGCTCCCGTGACATTCTTAAGTGCATTGGCTAAACGATTCTGTG